GGTGGTGTTACGTAAATCTGATACTTGTTGGTTTGTAAATAACCATAATTAGCTATTTCAGTTTTGAATGTGCTGATATTAAATGGCATTTTGATTCCTAATAAGGCGGTGAATCGGCGTATCTTTTATCACTGTTCACAACCCATTTTTGTAACGGCATCATTACAACTTTATTCCAATCGGTCGGATTCACATAATGGAAAGAACTTCTTACATGACCGTACAAATAACGTTTCACACAATTTTGATATCCAGAAAAACGTATAGAATAAGATTTTAACATTTTATAAGAAATATTCAGTTTTGTAGTTTCGTCATATTTATCATTGTTAGCCAAAGCTGTTAGAGCATCAAGCAAAGCCGCTCTACCCATTGGCGGTAGATAATGTAAGTTTAGACCAAGAAATCCATCACTGTAATATTCAATAGGAATAACTAAAGGATATGCGTCGTAGAAAGGTAAAGTCGCTTTGAGTTTTGGATCATAAACGAATAGATACATATTACCGATTTTAGGGAAACTGTTTTTTTTGAAAAGATTATTAGGATTCTTTGTTATATCTTTTACTTGTTGACCAAACCATTGAGCGGCCTGTTTGGCTTGAGATAAAATACTTGTACCAGCTTGTCTAAGTAATGCGTAAAAATCCGCCATTAATATTTAATCCCAAGTTCTGTTTCTGTGAACACGTGAAAAGACCATCCTCTATCTTTACAATATTCTAGAGCAGCCTTCCATTTGGCCTCGTTAACGCCCCAAGTCGTAACTTCAGTAAGATATCTTTTTGTCATTTTTTGTTGCTTTTTTGGCGGTTGAGTTTGACTTTTGGGTTTTACTTCTATCAAAGCTGTTTCTTTAAGACCTTTGTTATTTATTTTGGTAACAATGAAATCTACGAAATAACGATGTATTTTACCGTCAATTGGCGATCTGTAAGGGATTATTATTTCTTCAGAACCCCAAGAAATAATTTCTTTATGATCGTCTAGATAATTCATCATCTTCAATTCCCAAGAACTCCTATAAATAATATTAGTGGGATCGCCACGATATTTTTGTGGATTCTTAGGCTTGAATTTCCCTTTATAAGTTGCCATCTTAATTCCATAATAAATACAATAAATAATATTTATTAAACGATAAAGGTTTACTAATGGCCACATTAACTGCTAATGGAGCTAATTTTTATAACGGTCAAAACGGTTTCTCTCCTAGATACCCAACACCGCCACAAAGCGCAAGTATTGGTAATTTATGTTTTCCAACAGATTTGGTAAATAATAATAGAAATTTTTATATCACTCTACAATTAGCAAATTATAACCGTTTTGGAGTTTCTGCTCCGGCAAGTTTAATACCAGAGGGATCTTTAACTTTACCAATACCGTTAAAAATTAACGAAACGCAAACAGTAGAATGGGATCAAGTAAGTTTAACCGCTCAAGGTCTCGGTGTTTTGCAAAAATTGGGCGCATCTATTGCTCCTAAATTAACTGAACTAATTGGCGGAGCTATATCCGCGTCAGCTGACGTGCTTTCTGTTTCTAGCGGAATTCAAGTTAATCCTTTTTTAGTTATGCTCTTCAAAACTCAAAATTTTAAGCAACATAATTTGCAATGGATTTTAGCACCAAATAATTCTGCAGATCAAAATAGCCTTCAAAATATAGTCAATACTTTGAAAAACGCAATGCTCCCAACTTCTATAGGAGGAGGAACAGGTTTGGGATATCCTATGATAGTCATACCTTATTTAAGTGTCGGTGCTTACACTTATAATTTTAAACCTTGCGCCATAGATTCTTTATCGGTCGATTGGTCAGCTGGAGCAACGCCAGCGTTTTTCAAAGATCAATCGCCTGCTCTTGTGAGTTTGACTATGCAATTAAAAGAAATTGAACTTTGGTACCAAGGTGATATTACGAATTCTTCAATCCTTTAATTTTTTGGAAAATAAATGGCGCAGTCAAGATATTTCACTAATTTCCCGACGATAACATATCAAGGAACTCAAGCTCTTGATATAACAGAACGCGTAGTTTTTCTTAACAACGCTTTGAAAAATCCATATTTGTTTTATCCTTACGATATTACTGACGATGAAAGAGCGGATCAATTTTGTAATCGTTATTACAAAGATTCTTATAAAAGTTGGATACTTTATTTGAGCAATCAAATTACGGATCCTTATCATGAATGGTATATGTCACAAGACGTTTTAGCAGATTTGATAAACACGAAATATCAAAGCGTTAACGCTAATTGTAACATTTCAGGTTATCAATTAGCTCAACAAAAAATTAAATATTATCATAATAATTGGTATCAATCGGAAAATATTTCAGTTAGCGAATTTGACGCATTACCCGGAACTCTTATTAAGTATTGGGAACCTGTCTATGGATATAATAACAACGTTGTCGAATATAAAAGAAAACAAGAAGATCAAAGTATCGTTACTAATAAAATAATTTCTTATTCTATCGCTAATACAGGATTTATTAAAGACGAAATTTGTAATATCGTTTTTGATAATAATAATTTGGGCCAAGGGCAAGTGGCTAGCGTTTCTAATAATACTTTATACGTACAGCACACCTCAGGAACAACAGTTTCCGCGATATCTAACAACGTAAGTTATATTTACGGTCAAGAAAGTCAAACGAATACTTATTTTTATTCAGCTAACGTTATCGCGAATAATTTATTGCCTGAAGAAGAAATATACTGGGCGCCAGTATATTATTTTGATTATGAAAACGCGAAAAACGAATCTAATAAATCAATTAAAGTTCTTGATTCCGCGTATTCGTCTAATGTAGCTAATACACTAAAGAGTTTATTGAAATAATGACAGCTGTACCTGGTGATATATCGATCGACACTTTTACTATTGGCGGATTGGATTTGACAGATCCTTCTCAGGCCACTTTTAATACGTTGGATATTTACGAAGATATTCTTAATCCGGTGTTTATCGCCGAAGTTGAAGTATTGGATTATAATGATGCTTTAGGAACAAATAAGCTTGACGGTAGTCAAGAAGTTAATTTGAGTTTCAGTGTTCCGGGTGCAGGTTCTTGTACTTTTAAATTTGCTCTTCTTGCAAACAAAAATTTAGACGATAAGACGTTTGAAAAATCAGGCTCGATGAAACACAAAACTTATAAACTGAGAATGATTTCAAAAGACGCTTTGAAGAATCAATCCAATCATTTGGCCAAAAGCTTCAATCAACCAACACATCAAACGGTTCAAGACGCTTTAAAAACAATTACTGATGCTCAAATAAATGTTCCGGATCCTTGTAAGGGTAATCAGAGATTAATAGCAAATCATGAAAAAGTTTACGATTTCTTAAAAAATATACATGGCAGACACGTATCTCAACAAAATCAATCTTCCCTTTATACTTTATTCGCCGGAAGAAATGGTAGTCAAGAAAATAGAACGTTTTGCACCTTTGAACACTTGATGTCCCAAGGTTCCGTATTTGATTTGAAACAAGACAACACTATCGGCGGAAGAACAACAACAGAATCAGACGGTATGAATAATATGCTTTGGTTACATGTTCCTGATTCTTTTTATACGCCAGTAACTTATAACGCTGGTTCTTCTAAAAGTGTTTATGATGTAGGCACAGGAAAATCTAAAGTTGAACAGAATCCTTCTACTAATATAGTTCTTCCAACAGCGGCTTCTTCAGCAACAGCTTCTTATCAATCTGACGCGAACTCAGCGAAAAATCTTCCATTGAGACATTATCATAACGATCAATTTAATGATAAAACAAGAACTGATATTGATAAAGCGAAAGTTAAAAGAGCCGATTACCTTAAAGAAATAGCCCAAAATTCCGCTAAGTTTGAGATCAATGGCAACCCAAATATTGCCGTTGGTAATATTGTCACAATGAATATACCCAAGAAAGCCGACGCGGATCATGACTCCGGCGAAACACAAATGAATGATAAAGTTTTGATTACAAAATTAAGACATAGAATTAAACCAGCAGGAACTAGACCAAGATATACGATGGTTATTGAAGCGATCAAGGGAGGCTATAGTCAATGATTAATAATAATAATGTTTTTATCGCCGAAGTTAGAAATATCAAAGATCCTTGGAAAGCCGGCAGAGTACAAATTCGTGTTTATGGTAATCACGATAACGAACAAGATATCAAAGACGACGATTTACCTTGGGCTACTCCTTTACAACCGATAACATCAGCTGCAACCGGTAAAGTTGGTATAATTCCAGTTGGTATGGTTGTTGGTTCGAGAGTTTTTGGTTTATTCATCGATGATGCTAGACAACAC